CTCCAGGCCTTCGATCCCGTACAACCCAGCCCAGTACCCTTGAAAAGCGTCCTGGAAGACCCGCTTCACGCTGCTGGGTAGTGGTGGGTAGAAATTTGTTTCCAGGTGCATCAGCAGCCCCTGGGCACGACCTGCAGTCTCAATAATAAAATCTAGATCTTTCATAAAACCCCCATATGGTTTAAAGCGGCCAGGGCACAATTACCCAGGACCACGGACAGCAAAACAGCAGCAGCCAGGCCGCTGAACTCACGACAAAAACCTAAGAGATAATCTCTCATTTTTTCCCCTTCCTTCTTTCAGTTAAAACAGCACGAGCAGCAGCCAGGCGGATCTCATCCTGCCGATCATTCAAAAACCCGCCCAGCATATTCAGGGCCTTGACTATGCCCTCCAGCTCCCAGGTGGCTGCCCTGGAATATTCCTGGATCCAGTCCTGCCTATTCATGGCAGGCCCCCTTGATAGCAGCCAGGCAGCGCTGAGCGCAGTCTATCCAGGTGTCGCTGATGTCGTACTCAGGCCGCTCTGACTGGTCCAGGATATAACGGGAATAGCGCTCAATTGCGTTGATAACATACTGGCCCCGCTCTGCTTTACCTACAGTGTCAGAGGTGATACGGCTCAGATCCAGGAGCAGCTGCTCATTAATTGAAATGTCTTTAATCATATTGTCCCCAGCCTAGTAAGTAAAACCAAAAAATAAAGGTGTGCCCTTCTTTACATAGATGGCCCTGGAGATATCGTCCATGTCATCTAACTGGAAGCGCTGCAGCTGCCGATCATACGGCCCACGCCTGTAAATCTTTGCGCTGTCTTCCTTGCGCTTGACGAACTCTCCCAGTGGGAGCTCTTGCACTTGTTTAAATTCCATCTTGAAACCTCCTAGCAGTTGAATTGTTTAGATGTCATCTAGTGACGGATTGATTATAAACATAGGCCCCAAAACCCTGTCAAGTGTTTTTTTGTAAATCATTGAAATTAACCTGGAGCGCCCGCTGTACGGGGCTGTGCTTGTGATCCAGGGCCCGCTTAAAAGTAAAGCACGGGATCCTGGCCCGCTCTAAATCCTAAAAAGGCGGCAAGGTGCGAAGCACAACAGCGCTGCAGCTGTAGGAGAGAATAACCAGTAAGAGTCATTCACCTGGTAAGTACTCTATCTATTGTCCCCTACCAGGAAGTTAGTCTATACTTAGCGGGTATGAATATACCTACCAAGTACTTATGAAGAAACTATCCAGGAAAGAGATCCAGGAAGGACTGCAGCAGGTGCCTATCGAGCGGGTAATACTGGGAGCTGCTGGGCCTAACGGGATCAAGCTTACCAAGAAGCAGAAGGCCTTCGCTCAGGCAGTAGTAGAGACTGGGAACAAAACGGAAGCATACCGCAGGGCCTACAATACGGACGGCAAAAGAACCACGGCAGCAGCAGAAGCGCAGAAGGTGGCCAAGACCCCAGCAGTGGCCACTTACATACAGGCCCTGGAAGCGGCTCAGGAGGTGAGGGAATATCTTTTACCCGCTCGTTTAAGGGAGATGGCAGTCCAAAAGCTCTCCAGCATGGCTCTTAATGATGAGCTCAAACCCTCCGAGCAGCTCAAGGCCCTGGAGCTCGTGGGCAAGATGTCAGAGGTGGCTCTGTTCTCTGAGCGCAGGGAGATAGTCCACAGCCTGAACTCTGCAGATCTAAAGGCCCAGCTGATGGATGCTGTCCAGGCAGCAATCAATAATTCCAAGACCCTGCACTCCAAGACCAAGCGATCAGCAGCCGAGCTCCTGGCAGAGATTACCCAGGTGAACGGCTCCCAGGATGTTGAATACCAGGCAGCCAGGACAACAGACCAGGAACCAGGCAGCGACCAGGCAGCAGCCGAACCAGCCAGCGCTCTTCCTGGGGAGCACCAGGAAAATCAGGATTATCGACCCCCCACCGAGGGGCACCACCCTTTTTTTGGCGATCCCACTGCCAGCCATTTGCATACTATTTCGCACAATGGATCACCAACAGGGGAGGGGGATACAAATCCTATCCAAGTGTTAGTAGGCACTGACATAGAAATGACCCCCTTACCAAATTCTGAACAAACATAGGGGGGGTATATTTTTATGAAAGCAAGCATTCACATTGAAGTAGATGACGATACGGGCGAGACCATGATGACTACGATGGGAGAAGGTGATGCGCTTGAGCTGGCTAATGAAATGATTGAGATGGCCATCAATGGTGGCTTAGATGACTTTGTGGGAAATGAGATAGAGACGCATACAAAACAATGACACCCCGCTTAGATGCCCGTAAAGCCAAACAAACAAAGTATGATGGTTTACCCTGCATACACGGACACGGCACTTTACGCTGTACGGCCAATGGAGCTTGCGTTAGATGCAGGACCTTACAAAAAGCAAGACAATATTACGAGAAACAAGCAAAGAAGACATTAGGTAAACCAGGCCGTAAACGTAAACATGAAGATGATGTAGTACCCAAAAAACCGCAAAACCCAAAAAACTATTATGACAGGACTACCGACATTGGCAAATGGATCTACCGATCCAAAACGGGCAAAAACAAAAAAGCCCGTAAGGAACTCTTGGTGGATCACTACAAACAATTGATTGTTAGTCACTGCCCACTTCTTGGAATAAGACTGAGCTACGAAAATTATAAACTGGAAAAAATGCCTGATAACTACGCTACCTTAGATCGCATTGACCCCAACCTGGGATATGTCTTTGGCAATGTCCAGATTATCTCCTACCGTGCCAATACGATTAAAAACAGTGCCACCTTAGAAGAGATGAAGTTAATAGTTACTAACTGGGAAAAAATGTTATGACTCCTGTTCAAAAAGAGATCTACCTAGTCATAGAGCAGTGGTGGGCAAAGTTTGGCTTTGGCCCGACTATTGATGACATTATGCATATCACTGGAGACAGGGGACGAGGTAATGTAGCAAGAAAGATGAAGCTATTGATAGAGATTGGTCTATGTAAGGGCAATACCCGTAGGAGTAGATCGATACGGCCTGCTCATATTAGAGGTAAGGATATCTGTGGATAATCTACTGGAGATCGTAGACCAGCTGCCAGAGGCAGAACGGGCGGCCTTGATGCCGTTGGCGATTGCCTATCAAGATGCGCTGACCAGAGAAGCGGGCCAGGATGACTTTATGTCCTTTGTACAAACCATGTGGCCTAACTTTATTCACGGCCAGCATCATGCATTGATGGCGCAAAAGTTTGAAGAGATTGCCAGTGGCAAAACCAAGCGGCTGATTATTAATATGCCGCCTCGCCACACCAAGTCTGAATTTGCCAGTTACTTACTACCCGCCTGGTATCTGGGAAAGTTCCCGCAAAAAAAGATTATTCAATGTTCAAACACGGCCGAGCTTGCAGTAGGCTTTGGTCGTAAGGTCCGTAACTTAGTCGATGGAGATAAATATGCCAAAGTATTCCCTAATGTGGCTCTTAGATCAGATAGTAAAGCTGCTGGTCGTTGGTCTACTAATGCTAACGGGGAGTATTTTGCTATTGGTGTTGGTGGTACTGTTACTGGTAAAGGTGCTGATCTGCTCATTATTGATGACCCTCATTCCGAGCAAGAAGCTGCATTGGCAGCAGGGGATCCTAGTGTTTTTGATAAGGTCTACGAATGGTATACTTCAGGTCCTCGCCAGCGTCTGCAGCCTGGAGGATCTATTGTAGTAGTGATGACCCGCTGGTCTAAGCGGGACTTAACAGGCAAAATCTGCCAGGCCATGATCGATCGTGATGGCGATGAATGGGAGATTATTAGCCTTCCTGCTATCAAAAAAAATGAAAAACCATTATGGCCAGAGTTCTGGTCGTATGAAGAGCTTTGCAAGCTGAGAATTGAATTGCCGCTTTCCAAGTGGCAAGCCCAGTATCAACAAGACCCAACTTCCGAAGAAGGCGCCATTATCAAACGGGAGTGGTGGCAGGTCTGGGACCAAGAGCGGCCTCCGCAATGCGATCACGTGATTCAATCTTGGGATACGGCCTTCACAAAATCGGAACGGGCAGACTACTCCGCCTGTACAACCTGGGGTGTTTTTTACCTCAATGAAGATAAAAATGATGCCAACATCATCTTGTTAGATGCATTCAAAGAGCGTATGGAGTTTCCCACGCTTAAACAAAGAGCCATTGAAATGTACAAAGATTGGCAGCCCGATAGCTTTATTGTGGAAGCTAAAGCCTCTGGTGCGCCACTGATCTTTGAGCTGCGTAGGATGGGCATTCCCGTCCAAGAGTTTACACCGACTCGTGGTAACGATAAAATATCAAGGGTAAATAGCGTATCAGATCTTTTTGCTTCTGGCAAAATCTGGGCGCCTAGAAAAAGATGGGCAGAAGAAGTCGTAGAAGAGTTAGCGGCCTTTCCTAACTCTGACCATGATGACTTGGTCGACTCAACAACGCAAGCATTATTAAGATTTAGAAGAGGTGGGTTTATCACATTACAAAGTGATGAACCTGATGAACCACAAGAGTTTAGACGCAAAAAAGGTTATTACTAAGGATACTTATGTCAATTGAAAAAGCAATGTACGCAGCACCTCAGGGTTTACCCGACCTAGAAGGCCCAGATGTCGAAATAGAAATCGTTGATCCTGAAGATGTCATCGTCAATGGCATTGATCTGATGCCAGAGGAAACTGAGGATGAAGATTTTAATGCGAACTTAGCCGAGTATTTGCCTGAATCTGTTCTGTTGCAAATTGCTGGCGATTTATTGGGAGATTTTCAATCTGACTTAGATAGCCGCAAAGACTGGATTCAGACGTATGTTGACGGCCTTGAATTGCTGGGATTAAAAATTGAAGAGCGCACCGAACCATGGGAAGGAGCCTGCGGTGTATATCACCCAGTGTTAGCTGAAGCCGTCATCAAGTTCCAGTCTGAGACGATTATGGAAACTTTCCCAGCGGCTGGCCCAGTCAAGGGCGAAATCATTGGTAAAGAAACCCAAGAGAAAAAAGATGCTTGCGAGCGTGTCGTTGAAGACATGAATTACGAGCTAACGGACAAGATGCAAGAGTTCCGTCCTGAACACGAGCGGATGCTATGGGGCGTAGGTTTATCTGGTAACGGCTTTAAAAAGGTTTACATTGACCCAAGCTTAGATCGCCAAGTATCGATTTATGTTCCTGCTGAAGACATCGTAGTTCCTTATGGCGCTTCTAGCTTAGAGTCAGCCGAACGTATCACCCATGTGATGCGTAAAACGGAAAACGAGCTCAAGCGCTTGCAATATGAAGGTTTTTACAGAGACATTACCCTTGGTTCGCCTGATAACACGCTCGATGAAATCGAAAAGAAAATTGCAGAAAAACTTGGTTTTAGAGCAAGCACAGATGATCGCTACAAGATTTTGGAGATGCATGTTCATCTGGATTTAGAAGGGTTTGAACATACAGATCATGAAGGCGAAGCCACAGGCATTGGTTTGCCGTATGTTGTAACCATTGAAAAAACAAACGGTCAAGTATTAGCCATCCGTAGAAACTGGGATCCAGATGACAAAACACATCAAAAACGCCAACACTTCGTCCACTACGGGTATATTCCTGGCTTTGGTTTCTACCATTTTGGCCTTATCCATCTTATCGGTGCTTTTGCTAAATCTGGTACTTCCATACTCCGCCAGCTGGTTGATGCAGGGTCACTTAGCAATTTGCCAGGGGGCTTTAAGACCCGTGGCTTGCGAGTCAAAGGCGATGACACACCGATAGCTCCAGGAGAGTTCCGTGACGTAGATGTTCCAAGTGGTGCGATGAAAGACAACATCATGCCATTGCCGTACAAAGAGCCAAGCCAGACATTGATGGCGTTGCTCAATCAGATCGTGGAGGAAGGCCGTAGGTTCGCTTCTTCTGGAGATTTAAAAGCTTCTGATATGTCAAGCCAGTCCCCAGTTGGGACTACGCTAGCAATCTTAGAGCGTACCTTAAAAGTCATGTCGGCCATCCAAGCCCGTATTCACTTCTCGATGAAGCAAGAGTTTAAGCTGCTCAAAAAGATTATTGCAGACTATGCTCCAGAAGATTACAGCTATGAGCCAACCGTAGGCAGCGCTAAAGCCCGTAGATCCGATTATGAGATGGTGAACATTGTTCCTGTGTCCGATCCAAATGCGGCCACGATGAGCCAGAAAGTAGTTCAGTATCAAGCGGCTCTGCAATTATCTCAAACAGCACCACAGCTATATAACCTGCCTTACTTACATCGCCAGATGCTAGAAGTCATTGGTATTAAAAATGTGGAAAAAATGTTGCCAATGCCTGATGAACAAAATCCCGTAGATCCTGTTACTGAAAACATGAATGCGCTCAAGATTAAACCTCTTAAAGCATTTATTGGCCAGGATCATAAAGGGCATATTGCCATTCATACGGCCGCATTGAATGATCCTTCAATCAAGAAAACTATTGGCCAAAACCCACAAGCTCCGCAAATTATGCAGGCGCTGCAGGCACATATTGCCGAGCACGTAGGCATGGAGTACTTAGTGCAAATGCAACAGCAGATGGGTATTCAAATTCCGTATAACGGAGATGAAGATCCTGACTTTAAGATTACGCCAGAACAGGAAATGCAAATTACCCGCCTGGCTGTACCAGCAGCGCAAAACCTGCTCAATCAAAACAAAACTGCTATGGCCGCACAACAGGCTCAACAAGCCGCTCAAGATCCAGTCATTCAGATGCAAATGAAAGAATTGCAGCTTAAAGCGCAAGAAATTGACATTAAACAGAAAAAAATGGCTATGGATGCAGCTGGTAAAGCTGATCAAATTGAGATTGAAAAAATGCGTATTGCAGCGCAAAAAGAAATTGCAGGAATGCAAATTGGCGCCAAGACAGCAGCTGATAAAGCAAACCTAAGTGCTAAGCAAGAGCTCGAAGGTATGCGTCTAGGCCATCAAATTGGCAGTGCCAAAGCCCAATTAAATCAACAGAAGCAAGCCCAAAAGCTACAAGTGACTGCGGATTTATATAAAGCCGAGCAACAAAGCAAATCTAAAAAGGAAACTAAATGAAAGAAAAAATGCTTGACCATCTTCTCAAACAGATCGATGGAAAAGTAAGGTCTCTTGAAGAGTCCTTAGGTACTGGAGTAGCCAAAGACTACTCTGATTACCAAAAAACGTGCGGCCAAATAACAGGTCTTTTGTCCGTGCGGATGTACATAACTGACCTTAAAAAGAACTTGGAGAATTTTGATGAGTGAAATACTAATCGGCTCAAACCCCGATGATGTAAACGCAACAACAACTCTGCCCCAAACAGCAGAAGAAAAAGCAAGACAACTACCAGAACCCCAGGGCTACCGAATGTTAGTTGGTATTCCTGATGCCGAAAAAGAACACGCAGGCGGAATCCTTAAAGCGGATACCACTTTGCAAATGGAAGAAGTGCTTTCCACGGTTTTTTTTGTAATCAAAATGGGTCCAGATTGTTACCAGGACAAAAATAGGTTCCCAAATGGACCTTGGTGTAAAGAAGGTGATTTTATTCTTGCACGTCCAAACACTGGCACACGGCTTAAAATCCACGGCCGTGAATTTCGATTAATTAATGATGATTCTGTCGAGGCAGTCGTAGAAGACCCTCGTGGAATCACACGTGCATAAGGAGTCAATCATGGCAGAATTTGAAAAACAAGATTTTTCTTTCTTAGAAGATCAAGATGCAACCCCTGAAACCGTCAAAGAACCCTCAGAAGATGTAGAAATTGAGATTATTGACGATACCCCAGAGGAAGATCGCAAGAATGCAACCCCATTACCTCAAGAAATTGTTGAGGAAATCGATCAAGATGACTTAGAAGCGTACTCTAAAGAGGCAAAACAGCGCCTTTTGCAGATGAAAAAGCTCATTAATGACGAGCGCAGAGCCAAAGAAGCGGCAATTCGTGAAAACGAAGAGGCAATTCGGGTCGCAAACGCCATTATTAATGAAAATAAACAGCTCAAAGGCCGCTTATCCAATGGCGAAAAGGTTTATATCAATACCGCCAAGGAAAAAGTAGCTACAGAACTGGAAGTAGCAAGACGTGCGTACAAAGATGCTTATGATTCTGGAGATTCTGACCGTTTGTTAGAGGCTCAAGAGCGTTTGACAGAAGCAAAAATGAAAGCGCAAGATGTTGAGCGTTATCGTCCACAGTATGAAGAAAGTGATGTACAATTACCCGTACAAGAGGCTCAAAAACCTCAGCAACCATCCCGTTTGGACTCAAAAACCCAAGCATGGCTAGATAAAAATAGCTGGTATGGTACAGATGAAGATATGAGTTTTCTCGCTATGGGA